TTCTTTTTTGCCTGAGATAATGCCGTGGATCGCCAATGATCCCCGGTATTTACACTTCAAAAGTGGCAATTAACACTGGCTTAAGGACCCCGCAAGGCGAATCACAGAGGCGGGGTTCTTTTTTGTCCTTGAGATAATGCCGTGGATCGCTAATGATCTTCGACATTTACACTTCAAAGTGGCAATTAACACTGGCTTAAGGACCCCGCAAGGCGAATCAAGATCCACCAACACGACAACAGGAGGTAAACAACTCGATGACTATGGCCCCAAGTAAACTGCGAGATCTCCTCGCCAACGCACCGACAAACGAAGCTGCAAAAGCAGCAATGGCAGTGGTGGATAGTGTTCAGAGCTGTCCGAACAACGGAGTCAAACTGCTTGGAGTCAGCTCAGCCTTTCTCTTGGCTGTTGAAGCGTCCGGTCTGACCGTGTCCGATGTCATGGTCTACACGAAGAACGCAATCAACAACGCTGAAGGCAAACGCCCAGAGTTCCAAGCAGTGGCCCGTTACATCGACAACGAAATCTTGAATTAGTAAGCCCGTTAGGAGGTTCAATGGTAAAGCTTGAGAGGAAACTCACCGGCAGAGTGGAAGCTTACTATCCTCACCTGAACAAACCGGATGACCGCTACAATCCAGACAAGCCGGAATACAAGATCAGCATCATCTACGAGAACGAGGAAGCTGCCTCGTCTATGCTGGAGTTGATCAAGGAAGCCCAGGCCCAGGCAATCGAAGCCGCCGTGGCCCAGGCGGCTGATGAAGCCAAGAAGAGGGGCAAGAAGTTCAACGAGGAGCGATTCCGTGCGAACCTGAAGTTGGCTCAACTCCCGATCAAGGAAGAGCTGGACGAGGACGACGATCCCACTGGTCGGATCATCGTCGGCCCTTTCAAGATGAGGGCTAAGGGGATCACGAAGGATGGCAGGGAATGGGAACGTCAGTGTCCGGTCTTCGATGGTGCTGGCAAACCCATCGACACAGAGAAAGTGCCCATCTGGGGCGGCTCCATAGTGAACGTCTGCTTCTACATCGATACGTTCTACACTGCTGCCCTGGGTGCTGGCGTGTCGCTCAAGCTGGAAGCGGTCCAGGTTCTGGAGCTGCGTTCCGGCAAGGACAAGACGGCTGCCAGCTTCGGCTTCAGCACCGATGGTGAAGGTCTGTCCCAGGACGACCAGGACGACGACGAAGCCGACGAAACGTCCCCGGAGGATACTAGCGAAGACGAAGAATGCCCCTTCTAACTAGACGATGCGTAGTCGGTACACTAACTACAACCGAACACGGAAAGAAACAGGCTATCGAAGCAAACTTGAGGTTCAGATAGCTGCCTCCCTCCAGGGGACCGAGGCCCTCTACGAGCCTATCAAGATCCCCTACACCGTCACCTCCCACCATACCTATCTCCCGGACTTCGTACTCCCAAAGCAAGCCATCATCATCGAGGGCAAGGGAGAGTTCACGGCTGCTGACCGTAAGAAGATGATCCTGGTCAAGACACAACATCCTGACCTGGACATCCGCATTGTCTTCAGCAACCCAAACGCGAAGATAGGGAAGAAGTCCAAGACGACATATGCGGGGTGGTGCAAGAAGAACGGATTCCCTTATGCGAAGGGAACCGTGCCGGAGGAATGGCTGAAGCATCGACCCAAGGCTCGCCAAAAGAAAGCCCTTTCCGTGTTCCTACAGGAGTCACATGGCTAACAGAAGAATCACGGATCACATCATCATTCATTGCGCGGCTACCAAGCCCCTGATGGATATTGGAGCCAAGGAGATAGACCGCTGGCACAGAGCCAGAGGATTCCTGTCCATTGGCTATCATTTCGTCATCCGCAGGGATGGGACCATCGAGACCGGCAGGAAGCTGGAGGAAGTTGGGGCACACGCCAAAGGCTACAACTCCAGGTCTGTCGGGATCTGCCTTGTCGGAGGTCTCTCCGAGAGCGGCAAGCCTGAAAACAACTTCACCCCGGAGCAGTGGAAGTCCCTGGAATCTTTGGTCAAAGACCTCAAGAAGAAGTACCCGGACGCCAAGGTCATCGGTCACCGGGACGTTGCCCAGAAGGACTGCCCCTGCTTTGACGTAAGCGCTTGGTATTCCAGCGTAAGTCAATTACCCACGGACTTATAGCAAGACGAACCGGAGGGCCCACCAGTATCATCTTGGTGGGCTTTCCTTGTTTCGACCATCTCATCAAGACACAACGCGACGGAGACAGACAGAAGGAGACAGAACATGAAGAAGAAGAGCAAAGCCCAGTCCCAGCGTGACATGATCCTTGCACACCTCCGCAGTGGCAAGTCCATCACCATCCGCGAAGCCTTCAACCTCTACGGCATCCAGTCCCTGACCAAGCGGCTGTCCGAGCTCCGTGCCGAGGGCTTCGACATCATCAACTGCAAGACCCTGGAAGATGGCATTGAGGTCGGCGTGTGGTTCATGAGGCATGACCCCTACAAGGACCAGACGGCTCCCTTTGTCCGTGGTGACAAGGTACGCCTGAAGGCCCTATCTTCCATTGGACACATTGGTCTGCGTGTTGGCATGGTCGGTGAGATACTCCACTGTGACCGGCGCAACGACACCTCGTTGGTGGACATCGCCGGGACCACCTGCTGGATTGACAACAGCAAACTGGAGCGGTTCGTTCCGCTTGCACCTGGAACCAAGGTGACCGTCACCGGGCCCGCTTGGGTCGCTGGCTACAACATCGAATCCAACACCTACACGATTCAGACTCCGACCCACGAGTTCGTCGTTCCAGGCACACAGGTAGTGACCGATGATGATGATGGCGAGAAGGAAGAGTAACCGTGAGTACCTTGAGGAGTCCCATCTCATCGCCCACGAACCCTGCCCTGCCTGTCGAGAGCGGGGCGGGGACACCTCTGGTGACAACCTCGCCCGATACTCTGACGGCCATGGTTATTGCCATGCCTGTGGGTACTATGAGCACGGAGATGGCTCCTCCCGTTCAGCGAGGCCCAGCCGAGCCACAGCGACCACTGACCCGGAGAGGAAGCGAACCATGAGTGAACTGAATCTAACTGGTGAAGTCATGGCTCTCCGTACCCGTGGCATCACCGAGGAAACCTGTGCCAAGTTTAGTTACACCATAGGCAAACACAATGGGAAGTGGGTGCAGATCGCTCCATACTATGATGATCATGGGCGGCTCTGTGCCCAGCACCTCCGCTTTGAGAACAAGGACTTCATCTGGTTGGGGGATGTCAAGAAGGCTCTGCTGTTTGGTCAGCAGCTCTGGCCTCATGGTGGTAAGCGTGTCGTCGTGACCGAGGGTGAGATCGATGCCATGACTATCAGCCAGCTCCAGGGAAACAAGTGGCCGGTGGTGTCCATCTGGTCCGGTGCTGGTGGTGCAGTCAAGGCCATCAAGCGCAGCCTGGAATGGTTGGAGTCCTTCCACGAGGTGATCTTCTGCTTCGACATGGACGAGCCGGGACAGGAAGCTGCCCTGGAATGTGCGGCTATCCTGTCCCCAGGCAAAGCCAAGATCGCCAAGCTACCCTGTAAGGACGCCAATGAGTGCCTCCTCCAGGGGAAGTCCAAGGAACTCCTCTCTGCCCTGTGGGATGCCAAGGTCTATCGGCCTGATGGTATCATCAGTGGCAAGGAGCTATGGGATAAGGTAAGGGTAAGACCAACTGAAGGGATGTCCATCCCATACCCGCAGCTCGGTAAGATGATCATGGGCGTGAGACCTGGGGAACTCTACCTGTTCACGGCTGGGTCTGGAATAGGGAAGAGCACCTTGGTCAACGAGATAGCCTATCACCTGAAGATGGAACATGGACAAACACTCGGCATCATGGCCCTGGAGGAGTCCGTAGCCAGGAACGCCCTACGGTATATCAGCATCTATCTGAACAAGCCTGTTCACCAGCCTCATATCTACGACTCTGTGTCCGAAGAGGAAATGAAAGCAGCCTTCGATGCCGTCGTCGGGGATGATCGCTGGTACATCTACGACCACTTCGGCAGCACCGAGGTCGAGTGCTTGATCTCCAAGATCCGCTACATGGTGGTGGGCCTGGGAGTGAAAGTCCTGGTCCTCGATCATATCTCGATCA